TCATTCTTACCATAGACCTTCCACGCAGTCGCATAGAGAACCTGCTCCCACTTGTCACCATATCGCTTCTTGAACTTGCTCTTATTATCTTTAATAAACGCTTCGGCTTCTGCGCCTGGAGGGGCAGCTTCTCCAATATCATCAGGCTGACCCGGAATAACTTTACTATACCGATCTGCCAGTTCCTTTGTGCCCCATTCTGCTGGTGGCAAATTAACGTCTCGTAGTCTCTTCATCGGTGTTCTCCCTGTATTCTTTTGCCGACTCGATTCCCATATATCGGCATCTAAATTTTTTCTCGAATATCCACCCGCAATATACGAATTAACACGATCAAACGCATGTTGATGTGCCGTCTTATCCCCATATATCGGGCTGGCAGCTAATCCTCTTAAAAATACTTCCAACAATGATGTATAAGAAAGCTGACTCTTTTCTGCCTTCTTTAATAGCGCATCACAATGATCTTCTTTCATGAGAAAGTCGTCATGTAATAACAAAAGGAAACGACGATACAAAAGATCATCTGCCATAATATATTCAAGCACCTTATCTGTTACATCAAGGATATACTTTCTCAATTCTGGATTTGGAGCAGCTTGCTCTAAATCCTTAAATGCTCTTTTTGTAATTGGGATATCCCTCATTTGAACAAGGCCAAACCGAAGCAGAGCATTGAATCGCCGCCCTGCCACCTTGCGGTCTGTAACATCAAACTCATGTGCCTCGATAATTGTATTACAAATTTCTTCATTGATCTTCATGCCGCGACGAATGGCATCATAGAGTGGCTTGGGATTCTTCATTGGAGAACCCTTCTTGAACTCTTTATAATTACCATCGGCAGCAAACTTCCGCATCTTGGAAGCAGACATCCCTGTCACGTCATCGGCATCAGGATCTCTTTCTCCTGCCGAAATGATTTCAATTTCCTCAAACTCATATTCTCTTCCATTATAATGATGTAGGAGGCGCTTGAACTCTTGGGCACGATCCGCACCCACAACAAGAGACACTTCCTGATATTTCTTGTCAAGAAACTTCATGACATCAAGAACAGTCCTGAGTTTTGGGGAAGCGTTAATATTCTTGGCGTGCTTGGGAAATGACTGCTTGAGAAATTTGATCTTTGCGCGGAAGGTGAGGGGGTTCTTTTTGGGATCATTTGACTTGGAAGCAAAGACAATATAATCTGCCTGACGCGACTTTGCTTCCTTCGCAACTCGGTCCATTACGACCTTATGTCCGGTGGTGGGAGGATTGAATCTCCCCCACGCAAATACAACTTTTTTTGCCATAGCAGGTTTCCCTTAGCCTAACTGCTGTGATATATTATTCAACTTTTATTCGCAGACGACCTCTTCATCTGCTTAAATCTTTCGGCTTCCTTCTTTTTGATCTTTGGTAGAATCTTGGATGCCAACTTATTGATCTTTGCCTTATGTTTTTCCAGTCGCTTCTCAATTGACATTAACATTTGCTTTGATTCAATCTCGCCTTTGGTCTTTCCGGCAGTGAGCTTTTTGAAGAGAATTTCTCTTGCTGCCTTCTGTGACCTTCGCTTCAGAGCCTTTGCGTCAGCAAACTTAGAAAGTTTTCGCTTACGAGCGCGTGCAATAACCTTTGCCTTTCGGCGCATCGTCTGCCCTTGCTTTCTTCTACGCTGTAACGACCAGACCTCATTCATTCTATTCTCCAAATATATTATATTTAGGAATCACCAATTTTTGATGGCAGTGAAGTTCTGGTGTGAAAATTCCAAGCGGTTGACCATTTTGATTGTCTTTCCGTCACGATCCACGGCAACAAAGCCCTCGTCTCCTGTAACCTTATATCCTGTATTGGTCTTGACAAAGGTTCTATACTGATTGGCACCGCTTCCGAGCTTGCGAACAATCACATTCTTCGCATTGACTACATGAGTCTGATATTCAGCCAACGCAATCAGCGTAGACTTCACTCTACGATACGCCTTGAGATGCTCTTGCTTTATTCGTTCTTTGGCATCCTTTGTCTTCTGCATCTTGACGCCTGCGATATGCGTATCCCACCACTGAATAAAATAATCATAATACCCAACGGCATGTTTACGAGGATTGGCAATTGCCTCTCCTGCACGAACCTTCGTGTTACTATAGGTCTTATAGGAAGAACCCACGGCTGCCGAGGGGAGCTTGTTCTGCATATCGATAAACAACTTCAGATCCTTCGACTTAACCTTTCGGAATGCCTTACCGGCACGCGACAGATGACGATCAAGCTCTTTGATCTCCTTGGGGGTAAACAACACGTTACCAGAAACATCGTGATAGTCGGCGTTGTCAAACCACACACTCTTGGTCTTTCGCAAACTTGTAATGTCCGCACCAATAGACGCAGACATTTCAGGAAGCGTATCACCAGTATATGTTGTATGCCACACTACGCCAATCTTTGCTGCCTTAATTTGCTTTGCTAATTCAGAACCAGAAGGAACCGCATAGACAATCGTATTGGGCTGAAAGGTAATATAATTCTCTCCATCAATTTTCTTGGTGGTCAAATCGTCCTTGGTGAACATCATGTCACCCTGAATGACTCCATTGATTCCCAGCTTGGGCAGTTCCTTGAGAGCAATCTTTAGCTTATCTGCAAGACCACCAGAATACCCATACTTCTTTAGGTCAGCATTAGACTTGACCAACTTGGCATTCTTGGCAAACACACCTTTGGTTCCTACGAAAAACTTTCCATCTTCTGGATCAGTTCCTGCGAAGATTGCAGGGGAATTGTGAGCAAGGACGGCATAATCATTGCCTACCTTGATATAAAAATTTTTAGTAGGAGTTGATATGTCACACTGTTCGTGTTTGCTATCGAGTTTAGTTACTTGCAAAACCTTCATCTATAAACCTCTTTCTTATGATGTTGGCAGTTTTCTTAAAATCATGATGGGATTTATTGTGTTTAATAGAATTCGCATATCTTATACAATAAACCAAATTAGAAGTATTAGACACATCTTCTGCCGCGAAGTTATGAACAAAATAAGCATCCCAAACTGAAATTTTATGATCTATTGTCCTTTTTCTCTGGTCATTTGGGTTGGGGTTATCCACCTCTTCATCGACAAATTTTATTCCTGTGTAGTAACAATATTTACTTGGGATCATCTTTTTTCTATTTTTTTTAGTCAGTCTTTCTACATCTCCCTTGAACACATTAAAATCAGAAATAAATTCGGGATCTGTCTTTTCTCTACCATTTAAAAGTTTCCATCCACCATGATCAAGCTGGCCGGCATTTCGGACACCATATCTCTTCATCATTGTACTCTCTATTCGCTCGACCTTCTTTAATGCCTGAAGCCCACCAGTCCCCTGATAAATATCCTCTTCTTTTAAAATCTTCTCAATCCACCTCCGAGCCCCCTCCGAAAGCCCAAAATCACGCATGACCTTGCTTACCGAATAGTGTTGTGAATAATGATTGATAATTTCATCTCTCCGATTGTATACATGTTTCTTGGCTTCTTTCTTAAATTCTTTCAACATCCAACTTCTCCTTATGAAAATATAGATAGTTAGCATCTATATTTATAATATCGGAGATTTTTAGGTCATCGTTTTCACATAAATCACTAGCTCTAACCCAACAACCATTCTCTAATTTAAATTGATGGTCTTCTGTACAAATAATATTTTCCCCATTTTCCAATTCAATTTTCACCCACCTCTTTTCGCTAAGAGTATGAAAGCAATCTAAAATTGGAACATAGTCATCAACACCAAACTCCTCATCGTATGATAGAACCATTAATTCGGAATTCATATGCCAATTTTCTATTATTTCGGATATTGTCTTTTCACCCTCATTCGTGACCAACAAAGTATCCTTATGTAAACACCCATCCCACTTTACATGTAGATCAACCTTCTTTGTAGACTTACCAGAAAGCATGTCCCGAATAGAACGAAGGAAGTTGATACCAGAGCGCATACCATCAATACCATAAAAGAATACAAGATCCTCAAGGTGTTCAAGGTGTAAGTTCTTGGTTGCGTCTTCTGTCAAAAATTGATTAAATGATTGCATGATTTA